AATTGGAGTGAGTTTGCAATTCGCATGGAACTACGAAGAACCTAATAAAAGAATTGGTTGGAGGTTTAGTCACCACGTTCCGGCCTGGCTGAAGTCAATAGGATATAAGTACTTGTACTTAGGTGACCATCATGAATATAAAGCAAAGATACAAGGATATGAATTATTGGCACCAATTGATAAACATATTGATGGAACATTTTCTAAATGACGGAAGAGTTTCGAAAAGAAGCATATCGATTATTTTGGCTCGTAAAGGGTCATTTAGGTTGTCATAATTGGACAGATAAATCAATTGAAGAAATGCATGACAGTTACTTCAAGAGATTGTGGTGCAAGTATCAAGGTGACGATATGAGTAAAGTTGAAGATGGATTTGAAGATGCTTATCAAAAACTTTTTGAAAATGGTAAACAAAAACTTGACAAAGACAAAGAAATAGTATACAATAAGGCAACACTAGGAGAATATTATGAGTGATAGAGTTTACGGACAAGATGAAAAAGCTAAATTAGAAAGACTAGTAAATGAAGGCGCACAGGTTTTACAAGAAGTTAATGATCTTCAAGAAGGATTAAAGGAAACTGTAAAAGCAGTAGCCGAGGAACTTAATGTAAAAACTGCATTAATAAACAAAGCTATCAAAGTAGCACATAAAGGTGACTGGCATAAGGTAGCTGATGAATTTGAAGACTTAGAAACTCTTGTAACTACTGTAGGTAAAGATAAGTAATTTACAAGAATAATCGCCCTATACCAATTGGTGGGCATGTAGTAAGGTTAGTTGGCCACAAGCAACATAGGAAGTAATGACAAACAGTTGTAGTACATTTTACATCTCGCACCCGATTTCTATTCGGCATGGGCAATTAGGATATTCCAACAGAAAAGAGATAATCGATTACTTTTTAGATCTAAAACAAAAAGGTGATGGAGTGCCGCCTCAAGAAGATAGAGGTTGGAAGACTGATTGGGAAATACATTTAAATCATAGAATACTAGATAAATTACTTGATATGGTACATTTATGGTACTGTAAACATATTGTAGGTCCTAGAGGTCCAAGTTTTATAGTAAAAAGCAATTTCCAAAATACAGATAAATTCAACATTGATGCAAATGTTTGGTTCCAAGAGTATTTGCCAGGACAAGTTAGTCCACAACACGAGCACGGAACATTATCTAGATACAGTTGGGTCTATTATTTGGATGTAGGAGAAAACAGTAGCCCATTAACTTTTGTGGAACTTGAGGACAATAAAAATGAGCTACAAAAGGTTGACGAAATACACTTACCAGTATATAATGATATGATAGTTATGTTTCCTAGCATTGCACATCACAAGGTATATCCGTGCAAAACTAAAAGGTACGTGTTGGCAGGAAACATAAATGATATTTGTTATGAGGATAAAGAATGAGTTACGTAGATGCGTATTTTGATAGAGATGCAGATATAATTAGAGTCGTTGAAAGAAACGAAGGAAAAAGATTATATACAGAATATCCGGTCAAATACACTTTTTATTATGATGATGTCAAAGGCAAGCACAAAAGCATCTATGGCGATTCAATTAGTAGGATAGTTAGCAAAAGCACAAAGGACTTTCGTAAAGAACTTGCAATAAACAACAAAAGAAAACTATTCGAAAGCGATATAAATCCTATATTTCAATGTTTAAGCGAAAATTATCTTAATCAAGATGCTCCTAAACTAAATGTTTGTTTCTTTGACATTGAAACAGACTATGATCCAGAAAGAGGATTCGCAGATCCTAGTGATCCTTTTATGCCTATTACTGCAATTACTGTACACCTACAATGGTTGGATGCACTTATTACACTTGCAGTTCCTCCTAAAACATTAAACATGCAACAAGCAAAAGAACAGGTAAAAGAGTGGGGAGATGAGTGTGTACTGTTTGAAAAAGAAGGGGACATGCTACAAGCATTCTTAGATTTGATCGAAGACAGTGACATAATTACAGGTTGGAACAGTGAAGGTTATGATATTCCATATACTGTAAACAGAGTAAGTAGAGTCCTAAGCAAAGATGATACAAGACGTTTTTGTCTTTGGAAACAACTTCCTAAAAAACGTGAATACGAAAAGTATGGTAAATCAGCTGAAACCTATGACCTAGTAGGTAGAGTACATTTAGATAGTTTGGAACTTTATCGTAAATACACATATGAAGAAAGACACACTTATAGGCTTGATGCCATTGGTGAACTTGAAGTTGGCGAAAAGAAAACTGTGTATGAAGGTACACTCGATCAACTTTATAACAATGACTTCCGAACATTCATCGAATACAATCGGCAAGACGTTGCACTACTGGACAAGCTGGACAAAAAACTAAGGTTTATTGATCTCAGTAACGAACTTGCTCATGCAAATACTGTTTTGCTACAGACCACTATGGGTGCTGTCGCAGTTACAGAACAAGCTATTGTAAACGAAGCACACAGACGTGGTATGAGAGTGCCTAATAGGCCTAAACGTGACCCAGAATCATCTACGGCGGCAGGTGCTTATGTGGCATTTCCGAAAAAAGGCCTGCATAAGTGGATTGGTTCAATGGACTTGAATTCACTATATCCGTCAGTAATTAGAGCATTGAATATGGATCCAGCTACCATTGTTGGACAATTAAGACCGACACTTACAGATGAATATTTGAATGAAGCAATGAACTTGCAAAAGAAATCCTTTGCAGGAGCATGGGAAGGTAAGTTTGGAACTTTGGAATATGATGCAGTAATGGAACAAAAAAGAGATATTTCTATTACAGTGGACTGGGAAAACGGTGAAGAAGATATTCTCAGTGGTGCAGAAATATACAAAATAATCTTTGATAGCAATAAGCCTTGGATGTTAAGTTCAAATGGCACTATTTTTACAACAGAACACGAAGGTGTTATTCCTGGACTATTAAAACGTTGGTATCAAGAACGAAAAGAATTACAAGCACAACTTAAAAAAGCAAAAGATGCCAATAACAAAATTGAAATTGAATATTGGGATAAAAGACAGCTTGTTAAAAAAATTAACCTAAATAGTTTGTACGGTGCAATTCTAAATCCTGGTTGCAGATTTTTTGATAAACGTATTGGACAGTCTACTACACTGTCAGGTAGAACTATTGTAAAACACATGAGTGCAGAGGTAAACAAAGTTATAACAGGCACATATGATCATGTAGGTGATGCTGTCATATATGGTGACACTGATTCTGTTTACTTCAGTGCATATCCTATATTGAAAAAAGATATAGATGCAGGTAAGATTCCTTGGTCAAAAGAAAATGTTATTACACTTTATGATCAAGTTGCCGAAGCGGCAAATAGTACATTTGAAAAGTTCATGGCAGAAGCTTTCCATTGTCCAAAGAGTAGAGCCGATGTTATTGCGGCAGGTAGAGAAATTGTAGCAGAAAGCGGACTTTATATTACAAAGAAAAGATATGCGGCATTGGTGTATGATTTAGAAGGCTTTAGAAGTGATACGGAAGGAAAACCTGGTAAAGTAAAAGCAATGGGCTTAGACTTACGTAGATCTGACACTCCTGTTTTCATGCAAGACTTTTTAAGTGAGCTACTGTTAATGGTTTTGACAAACAAGCCTGAAAAAGAAATACTAGACAGGATAACTGAATTTAGAAAAGAATTTAAACAACGTCCTGGGTATGAGAAGGGATCTCCTAAACGTGCGAATAAAATTGGTCATTACCAAAGACTAGAACAAAAACAAGGTAAAGCTAACATGCCTGGCCATGTTAGAGCAAGTATTAATTGGAATACATTAAAAAAGATGAACGGCGACAAATATTCACAAGAAATTACTGATGGAATGAAAGTAATTGTGTGTAAACTGAAACAAAATCCATTAGGATACACAAGTGTGGCGTATCCAACAGACGAATTAAGAATTCCTGATTGGTTCAAAGAACTTCCGTTCGATAATGAAGCAATGGAATCAACAATCATAGATAATAAACTAGACAACTTGATAGGTGTGTTGAACTATGATTTAGAGAATACAAAACAAAATAACACATTCAACACACTTTTTGATTTTGGAGAATAGTATGTTGCATACTTTAGAGGAACTTATAAAAAAAATTAACACAATGCACGATATGGCTGTATTACTCCATCGAGAAAGATATAAGAACGCTGATGGATCTTTTGACAAATCAAAATGCAAACACGATCTTGAAACAATACAGGCAATGGCAGGCGATATATTTAATGACAGAGAAGGAGATGAAATAAAGTGAGTGAAGTAAAAAAGGTTGCACAAGAACAAGCAGAAGAAGCCTATGACATTTTTTTTAAATTCATGAAAGGTTTTGCTTGGGTATGTGGTTTCATAATGTTAGCATTAGTAAGTTGTAATTTTGGAGTAGACGGTACTGGCAGTAAATCTGATCCAGCTCTTTATGAAGAATATAAAGAACGAATGTTGGAAATGCAAGAAGAAATAAAAAAGAAAAAATATGGTGGATAAAATGAAAATTGATTCAGTAGATCATGTAGCGATTCAAAATGCTCAGTATGTAGCACAAAAAAGATTACAACAAGAAAGACTTGAAGAACACTATGCTAATAAAAATAGAATACAAGAGCATCATAATAAAAAAATAAATTTAGATAAACGTATGTTAGAAGCATATTATGCCGTTTTAGATAGGCTTCAAACATACAACCAACAAAAACAATTAGAACGTGCTAAAGCCGAACAAGGTAAGTTCTTAGATATAGAGGTGAAATAATGTCAAATCCAAATCAACCATATCATAATGAAGGCTTTGGCTGGGCATTTATGTGGATTATTATAATGTTTTTAGTTTTACCGTCAATAATGATACTCAGTATAGACAACGGATTTGCAAAATTTGTTGAGATGCGTGGAGTAACTGGTGATTGTTGGGAGAACAGTAAACATGAACGAGTTTGTTCAGTGCCTACTGAAGGTGCTAAATTGGCAGAATGTAAGTTCTGGAGGAACTTTTGTACTGAAGAAGTTTATAGATGGAGAGCAAAATGATACTATCAGATGCAGAAATATTGTTATACACTTTAATACTAGGTGGGTTGTTTTATGCTTACCTATGTTGGAAAAATTTATGAAACTGACACTTATAGGAAACGGGTTTGTAGGTAATGCAGTTAATAAATTACTACAAGATCAGTACGAAATAAAAATAGTTGATCCTAAATACAATGATAATGTTATTACAGACGATGCAGATGGTTATATCGTCTGTGTACCAACACCCGAGAGTAATACAGGTGCATGTGATATGAGCATTGTCTACGATGTAATAAAACAATGTCCAGATGATACTCCTATCCTTATTAAAAGCACCATTAGTTTA